GAAGGCGGTGGGCTCGACCAAGTATTTTTGTTGATGGGAGCGTAGAAAAATGGCTACAGCATACAAGGTTCTCGGGCAGGTCGAAGTTTTGGCAACGACCGCTACCACACTATATACCGTCCCTGCCTCAACGCAAACTGTCGTTTCTACGTTGGTTGCGGTGAACAAGGACGCGGCTTTGTGCACGATTCGGATCGCTGTGCGGCCAAACGGGGAGGCTCTTGCAGATAAGCATTACCTAGTATACGATGCAACACTTGCTGCAAAGCAAACAATTGCATTTACGCTTGGTATTACGATCGATGCAAGTGATGTTATTACGGTGTACTCGTCAAACGCAGAAACATCATTTAATGCATTTGGATCGGAGATTTCATAATGGCTATTAATACCACAACAGACCTTAATGTAGTAGATACAAATCAACTTGTCAACGAATCAGTAACAACTGATAAACTCGATGGGCAGGCCGTAACAGAGGCTAAGCTTCATTCAAACGCAGTTACCGAATCAAAGATTGCCAATGATGCTGTAACTGCAGCAAAGATTGCCACCGGTGCCGTCGGGGCCACAGAGCTTGCAAGCGCATCTGTTGGAACTGCAAAGATTGATTCCGGTGCCGCAACAGTCAACCAGTTCCTTTCTGCAAATGGATCTGGCGGGGCTTCTTTTGCCAGCGTTGAAGGCACCGCGATTGCGTCCACTGGCGCAACCGCTGGTCATGTGTTGACTGCAGGCGCTGGAGGAACGGCTACAACCTGGAGCGCGCTTCCAGCAGGCGCTGGAAATCTAAGCGTTCTTTCTGGAACATCAACGTATTCAACATCAACGCAGGGGACAGTAGCCTGTGTCACAACTTCTGGAACTGGATATTTTGAATTTATTACCACTGGTGGTGGAACCGTAATTGTTGGTAATAAATCTCTTGACACTACAAGTTCATACACCATCTTAAGGGTATCTGCATCTGGGAATGCAATTAATGCTGTAGCAACCGCGAGCTTCAGCGTTTCTGCTGCTGGAACTAATTACATCGTCCTTAGCGGGATGGGATTTAATGCTGGAACTGTGTTTCTTTCCTCAGAAAACAGCGGAACTGGAGGAACGGTAGCAAGCGCAGTCATTAAAAAAATAGAAGTTGGAATGGGTGCAGGTGCTACGCTTTGGACAACTACTCTTTTAAATGCCGTTCCAACCACTGATGGTTCATATTCTAGTAATGGACCGTTTTCGTATAGCGCTAAAGGTGGAAGATATGCTTCAGGTCCAGATATTTGGTACTCTGGAGATATCAGGACTGGTGCTTGGGGAACTGGAACTCCTCGCATCGCATCCGTTTGGGTTGTAAATAACACAAGCGGCTCAGCCTATAGCGCACCATTCGGATCAGCAGGAACCGCTACTCAGGTCGCATCAGCAACCGCTGTGGTATTCGTTCCATCAAGTACCGCCGCAACAAACGGCACGATCCATGCGTGGGGAGTAGTCAACAGTGTGCCGAGGTATTGCACATATTCCGTAACTGGCACAAGTATCACCGCGCTGGCAACAGCAGATGGTACTGCTGCAACTGGCGCTAATGGAGCAGGTTCCGCGCATCCCGCTCCACTTCATGCACTTGTAAATGCTGTAACTTGGCTTACAACAAAGCAGAAAATTGTTATTGAAACGGATAGTGAACTTCAGGTTTGGGATCGTGGAATGACCACGATGGAACACTCTTCTCCTAAATCCGCTACTGTGTTTGATCAAAGGTATCTGGACAAGGGAGGATTTGACGAAGCGACCATGAGGGTCACTAATGCGCCAACTTGGAGGCAACTAGGCAATGTTGATGGCATGTTTGCGCCCATGGGAAGCGGGTTTGCTATGGACAGCAACACCTATAACTCCTACCGACATGTTTTGTCTGGCGCAGGATCGGCTACGGTTATTTTTGGTTCGTCATTTATTTATGGTCAAGCAAGCGGGTCTGCGTTCTGCTATCCGATGGCTGGAGTTGCTAAAGTTCCATTTGGTGGAACTTCAGCAAAAATCAGAGAAGTTACAGTCACAAATTCGCCATTGACAAACATCATTGCAGTTGACGCTGGTGGAGGTTTCCCAATAAATCAAAATGCAGGAACTACAATTACTAACGGTCCATTAACATTTATTGCTGGGACTGAACAGCCATATGTTTATGTAAGGCATACAATGGGAAGTAGCGTTCCAGGAACGGCAATTTCTAGCAATTGGATTCTTGGAGGATCTGCTGCCGTTAGGGGTCTTGAAATTAGCCTGTAGGGAGTTTTGAAAAATGATTGAAAAAGTATACATTCGCGCTTCTGAAGATGGGAATATTGTTACTTGGGCAGAGCAGCCAATTGATAATGCGGTTGAGGTTTCTGATTTACCAGAAGATTTTCCAAAGTGGGTTTTGAGCAAGTACATTCTTTCTGGGAATCGGCTAATTCAAAAAACTGATTGGGTTGATCCAGTATATGAGGAAAATCCCGCTACGGTATTAACCCCATATCAACGCGAGAATGAAGAATGACCAAGAGCCAAGTTGATTCAATCGTTGAGCGACTGGACCGGATTGAAACAATTTTGACTTTTAGGTAAATTAATCGCAAAACTTTAAGGAGGAAGGAATGCGAATAGCTTTAACAAGTAATGCCCCGTGGTCGCCAACCGGATACGGCGTTCAAGTATCTGAGCTTGCTCCAAGACTAAAACTTGACAACCATAAAGTATCGATTATGGCAAACTATGGCCTTGCAGGGACAACGATTGAGTGGAACGGAATCCCAGTAATGGGGCAGGGTATGGATGCCTACTCTAACGACCTAACTCCATCTCAAATTAGGTTCTGGCTATCGCAACAGCCAGAGGAGCCTGGCATCGGGCTATCGCTTTACGATGTGTGGGTCTACAAATCTCCAGAATGGGACGAGATCCCAATGGCGTCGTGGACGCCGGTTGACCACAAGGTTGTTCCCGAACAAGTCAAAGAATGGTTTGCCCGACGAGGCAAGGGCAAATGGGCAATTGCAATGAGCAAGTTTGGCGAAAGCGAACTGCTCGAGTCAGGCGTTGATCGCGACCGCGTATTCTACGCGCCACATTCTGTAAATCAAATTTTTAAATCAAATAGCAATACCATAAGAAAAGACTTAAACATCCCAGAAGACGCGCATCTTACCCTTATTAACTCTGCAAATAAAGGCGTTACTCCAATTCGAAAATGTTGGCCAGAAATGCTTTTGGCGTGGTCTACTTTTGCTAAGAAAAACAAAGATGCTTATTTGCTAATTTGGACAGAGTTTTTTGGCCTTGCAAGCGGGGTTAGAATTGAAAGGCTTCTTCAGGCAGTAAATGCCCCTATGGACCAAGTGCGCATTGTTCCTCAATTTGAATTTAGGCAAGGTCTTTCGCTTGATGCTGTTGCGGCAGCATACTCAACATCAGATGTCCTTTTGATGACATCCCGAGGAGAGGGTTTCGGCGTTCCGGCAATCGAAGCTCAGGCTTGCGGAACCCCGGTAATCCTTACTGACTGGACTGCCCAAACAGAGCTGTGCGGTGCTGGATGGCTTGTCGATGGGCAGAAGGAGTGGGACGAACTGCAAACCGGATGGTGGAAGGTTCCCAACGTAGACCAGATTATCAATGCCCTAGAAGAGTCATACAAGCTAAAGGGAAACGATAAAGAGAACAAGAAAATGTCTGAAAAGGCAATCTTGTTTGCTGAAGATTATCGCACCGACAAGGTGTATGATAGGCACTGGAGGCCAATCCTTTCCCAGCTTGAATTAGAACTGAAGGCAAAGTAAATGTCGTTTAGCTTTTCTGATTTGGAACCAGTGCTCAATGACAACAGGGTCGAAAAGATTTCTGGAAAAATCAAGTTAGAATTCCCAGATCTTTACGATGCTCAGTTTGTAACCTACCTTCAACCGGAACAGAACCTAGAAGGCAAGGGTGATGGTAAGGTTGTTAGCATTCCCCCCGTCGTAGTCATGGCTTTGATTTCTCCTAAGCCTAAGTCTCCTGGGTATTCTATTATGACAAAAGCAGCGGTATACCTAGATCATTGGATTGACACAGAGAAGAAGCAAAAGCACTTCGTTGGGGTCGAAGATCCTGCGTACAAGATCTTTAGAAGGACCGCAAAGGAGCACGCTAAGACGATGAGGAACCTTCGGGAGATGAACTAGTGGCCAGGGCAGGAAGCTTCTCTGGTCCAACAGAACCGTACGGACAAACCCTTTCGGTTGTCAAGGCGCCAGACAATGTCGAGGCAGCCAAGTACGCACAGGCTCTTATGGACCCATCGCTTGGCTTGACCGAGATCCAAAAGGTCGAGCTTCAGGGCAAGGTGGACGAGCTGTTCGGTCTGCTTAAGACAATTAAGCAGCTCCCGAACGCATGACAGAACTAAGGGTACGACCAGAGCAAGCAGAGTTGATGGCGCTCCTCGAAAGGGGGCGCGATCCAATCGTCTTCTTTGAGGAGATTCTTGGCATTAGGGTCAACCACGCGCAGCGAAGATGGCTAGATCTTATTCGTCCCGGCGAGGATGGTTGGCAGTGGCGACACAAGCTAGTCATCCACGTCGCGGCAAACCAGATCGGAAAGACCCTTGGTATTGCTGGCCTGATCATGTGGGCGGCAAACTACAAGGTTGGCGTCGATAAGTCCAGCCCAGAGGATTGGTTCAAATACCCATACCTTTGGATCCACGTTGCTCCAAAGCAACAACAGGCATACCTCCCACTCAAGGACATCCGTCTCCTGATGAAGGGCATCCACCCAGCTCAAGTAAAAAAGTTCCGGATGCCAGAGGGGTTTATCCGGGAAGTACGTGTAGAGAATTACTACGAAGGACTTGAGTTCTGGAACGGATCAGTCATCCAGTTCCGAACAAGCGAGGACAAGGCCCAGGCGCTCCAGGGATACCGATGCGCCGGGATTAGCTTTGACGAGGTTGGCTTCGAGAACCACCTGAAGTCCGTGGTGTACGAGACGCTCATGATGCGACTTATCTCTACCGGCGGTCCAATCCTTCTGGTTGGAACCCCAAACGGACTTACTGAATATTACGAGTTTGTTCGCGAGATTGTCGACCAGGGTGAACAAATTGGCGAACGACAATGGGTCAAAGATCAGCAGGCACTATGCTGGAGCCACGTCAGCGACAACGTTGGGTTCGGAATTACGCAGGAAGAGATCAACAGGATGGAGGAGAACCTCGATCCTGCAACCAAGGAGCAGCAGCTTCGCGGTGCCTTCCTCGAGCCTGCAGAGGCCTTCTTCACGCCAGTCGACAGGATGCTTAAGGCGTTCAGCAAGGATGTCCCGGACAACCAGCTCCCAAAGCCTAAGCACCGATACGTCATCTTCTGGGACCCAAGCGTCGCTTCGGACCCAACCGCAGTGGTCGTCCTGGATGTAACGAACAAAGTCTGGGTCGGAGTCCAGTTTAAGCACTACCTTAAACCGCCGGCATTTACGCAGCTTGTAGCAGATATCTACTCGATGCACGCGCTTTACAACAGCAACGGGGCCGTCGCAATCACAGGATTCGACGCAACCAGCATGGGCGGGGCGATTGTCCGGCAAAGCCTATCTGGAATCCACCCGCAGAGGGGAATCAATTTCGGCGGGCCAACGATGAAGATCGGAAGCCTCATGAACTTAAAGGCGGCAATTACGGAGGGGAGACTGCTTTTGCCAAACTCATGGGCTCGGCTCCAGCGAGAGATTCTTAACTACCGACTCAAGGACGACAAGATCCAGCAAGACGCTGTCATGGCACTTGTTGGCGCAACAGAAATCGCTTCGAAGGGATACTCCGGGGCGCAAAAAACAAGATTTAGTGTGAACGGCCGTATCAGTCGCGCCGTTGCATGGTGAGGGTTATGAACGAAGAATTGAATGCACTAGACAAGGCGCTTTCAGATCAGGAGGTCGTTGGACTAGCCCGGAGACGATACGCAGATGCTGAGCCGTATCAGTCTCGCCTAATCTCAAAATACCAGAAGGCACACCACTTCTACGCCCCGCTCTACGGCGACCAGTGGCCAGAGGACCTGGCCCAGCGCCCGGGTAAGATCCACCTCAGCGTCAATATTGTTAAGGCCGCAGTCGATGTTGACTCGCGGCTACAGGCGTTGATCCCAAGGATCTCGCTCGTCCCTGACACGCTGGGGGAGAACGACCGACTCCGCGCAGAAGCTGCGGAGAAGATGATGCTTGGATTCCTCGACCTTTCTGGTTGGGATGTCTGGCTCCCAGACCTTACCAAGACGAAGTGCCTTTACGGAAAGGGCATCCTCAAGCCGTACTGGAACAAGCGCGATAACCGCCCCGACGTTGTTATTATCGAGAACCCCGCTAACCTTCGTGTTGGTTGGGGTTCTTCTGATTATCGGGCAATTGACTGGGCGATCTACGAATACCTCCTGTCTCCTCTCGAGGCAATGAGCCAATTCCCTGACGTCGACATCAAGTCGACCGGGGACAAGAAGACTCCGTTCGTGGTCGCGCGCGGGGGCGGTAACCACACCGACCCTCTCAACCAGAGGAGCTCACCGCTACCAACCGACAAGAACCTAATCCGAACGCCAATCAACCGTGAGCGCAGCCAGTACGAGCAGAGCCAAGTTCGTGTATGGGACTACTGGTACAAGGACCTTGAAGGCATCGTTCACAACGCTACCCTCATCGAGGGCCAGCTTGCCACGGGTCCTACTGTCCACCGTGAACTTCCGGACATCCCGTTCATCATCATCGAGAACGACCACGAACCAGGTAGCCCAGAGGGCGTAAGCACTGCAGAGGGCATCTACGACATTCAGATCGAGATGAACCGAGCAATCAGCCACTGGGCCCAGCTCGTTGCAGACGAGATCGACCCGGCATGGCAGCTCACCGGCGACAACGCCGACAGCGTGCCAGGCGGTATCGTTCCGAAGGGTGGCGAGATTATCGCTGCCGGTGCTGGCAACAGGATTGATCCAATCATCAAGCCGGTCAACCAGTTCCCAATCCAGTCCCTGATGCAGGAGTTCTGGAACCTATTCTACAAAACAACCGGTCTTTCGGAGATCGTGTTCGGATCAATGCCGTCAGCCGGTACGTCCGGCCGCGCGCTCGCGATCCAGGTTGAGTCAGTTGCAAACCGAATGGATCCGAAGCGACGACGCCTCTATCAGGGACTTCGCGAGATGCTGATCTTCTGGACATTCATGACAGAGAAGGTCAACCCGAAGGTTGATGTCAAGATGCCAGACGGAACCATGGAGAAGCGTGGTGTTGGCGATCTGTTCGAAGGTCTTCGACGATGGAAGATCATTGCGCCAGAGCTTACGCCACGAGACGTCATCGAGAACACCACCAACGAAATCAACAAGATTAACTCCAGGGTTACCTCGCTGCGAAGCGCCATGGACAACCTTGGTGTCGACTCTCCAGAGGACGAGCTCAAGCTTATCCAGTTGGAGCGATCGAACCCGCAACTATTCCCAGGCGACGTCCAGGCGTGGGTTGCCGTGCTGAACATGGTCCAGAGCATGCAGGCCCAGCAGGCCCAGCTACAGGCCACCCAGCAGGCCCTACAAGCCCCGCAGCAGGCAGCATTGGGGGTTAGCCCCCTAGCGGCCTCTGAGTCAGGCGCAGCGGCCGCCCAGAACACCGCCTTCGAAATGCAGCCAGCCCTTGGTCAGGACATGAACCAGGCCGGTCCTACGCAGCCGATGACGGCACCAGGTGGACCGTCACCAGAGGGTAGCAACGCGCCAGGCAGTCTTCCTAGTTCTCTAGTCCGAAGCACACCTACGGGCCAAGCAACAGCAACCCAGCAAGTCATCATCCCGGGGAGGAGATAAATGGGCCGAGCATCATTCGGTGGCGCAGGGGACTATAGCGGTCTCTTCGCCTCTCTCTACAACCAGTCCGAATCCGAAGCAAAGCGCGCGACAGAGGCTGCTGCGACACGTTCGAAGCAAGCCCTTGCCGCTGCTGACGATCTTGCGTTTTCCGACTGGGAGTCAGGGAAGATCTCCGATGATGATCTCCTTGCATACATTGAACGCCGAGTATCGGAGTCTGCAGGAGATCCGACCGATTCAGCTCGATGGCTAAAAGTCCAGGAGCAATACCGCGTACAGATCGCTGACTCCAAGGCCGAATCTGCATATGCTGCAGGTGGCGACCTTGCTGACTTGATCCAGTATTACGAGGCCAAGATGGCCGGCAAGCAGGAAGACAGCGGTGGGTACCGTGCTGCACAGCAGCGCGTCATCCAGCTTCGAGACCAGGCGTCAGAGGAGAGGTTCTCTAATGAGTTGAACAGCCTCCTTGAGCGCCGAGCTTCATCAAAGGAAGTCCTTGACTTCTACGGAAAGTGGAAGCAGTTGGCTCGCCCAGGTTCTTCTCTCGAGAACAAGGTTGACAACGCCTACACTGAGAAGAAGTCGCAGAACGTTCTTGAAGATGCAGAGACAAAGATGGCCAAGCTTCAGTTTGATTACACGCGCGGGAAGATTAGCGCGGCCAAGTATTACAACGGCATTCGAGACGCGGCCTCGGTGTATCAGACCTCAGATCCTGTCCGTTACTATCAGGTCCTTCAGTCTGCGTTCAAGACAAAGCAGGAAGGCTCCGGTGGTGGTGGAGGCGGTTCCGCTGTAACCAGTACCCTGAACTCCATCATCAAGCTTGTTGACCAGTGGGAGGCCGCACAGGTCAATGGCTCCGCAACCATGTTTAACCCACTGACTGGTCAGGTTGAAACAATTACTGCGGACCAGATCAGGAAGTATGACAACCAGTTTATCAAGGGCGCAACCAACATGGCCAGCGCCTACAAGGCGGGTGGCAACAATGGTGCTGCCGCTGATATCTACAACAAGATTGGCAGCTTCATTGCAAGCCACGTGCAGGTTCACGTTGGATTCGAGCAGACCGATCGACTAAATCTTCTCCTCTCAAATGGCATTTCATCCATGAATAATGCCCTTGACTCCAACGATGTGTATGCCCCAGAGAAGGTGGCCAAGGAACTACAGGGCCAAATCTCCACGTGGGCCAAGGGACTTAGCTACAAGCCTCTTGAAGAGGGCCAGACAGAGGCAGCCCCCTACGGTCCTCGCCGACTTCCAACTCAGGAACTTCTTGATTGGGCGGCCCAGGCCGAAATTGCCCTTGGCATCTTCTCCAACCCGGCTGCGACTGACGCGCAAAAGTCTGCGGCTAGGGACATGATTGACAACGCCCTGGCACAGAACCAGAACGTCGACGCCCGACTGTCCAGCGTTATTGGGGATCTTTCCAAGGTATTTGTTGATCAGGTGCTAATCCCGACAGGAGACGTCTCAAAGACAACTGATGCTCTTCGCACCGGCAAGGGAACCGAGATTTACGATGCAGAGTCCGGCCGAGTATCCGTAGCGTTCGTCCAGGCAACCAGCACTACAAGGGGCGAAAGGGCACCTGACGGAAGCGTAACAATGAAGCCGGTCATCGAAAACATCCTCGTTGATGATTCCGGGAAGCCAGTCCTTCAGGGCGGCCAAATCATTGCCGACGTCCTTGTCGACGTTAACGACAGCGTCAAGAAGATGCCAGTCGTCATTAGCCCGGCCAACCTCCCTATCTACAACGCCTTCTACACCAGTGGGAATAAGAAGGGCAACCCCGTAACGCAAGATGACTTGAACAAGGCGACCGAGGCAGACTTCCTCGAGGGAGGAACTTATACAGTTAAACCAATTCCAACTCAAGCGTATTCTATGCTTGACTCCAAGACTGGAAAAACTTGGTATTATATGCCCACCATCAATGGGCAGCCCGGTGGATGGGTTGAGATGGATCAGCTTAAGTTCGGATCTGATGCACTTCAGTTTGGCAATTTTACAATTGTTTCCACGGATAAGTCTGGAGTTGTGGTCCCACCATTCACCAAGATTCTTCCTGCCGTGTACATTGGCAGCAATCCAGAGGGTGCTCAGAACATTCTTGATAAAGACCCATCGCTTCGAGGTTCTCTTGTTCAGGTTGATGGAACTGGAAATATTGTTCCAACCGCTGATACCTCCGGGGTCTACTACAGCCCTTCGGCTTATGGAAAAATTGGGACAAGCCCTCGCGATCAGATCAACGCACGAGACAGTTGGTGGAATGTCGAAACAGAGGAAGAGATCCGCAGGAATAAGGTCCGGGATTACAACAACTCAATCATTAAGTTCCGGGCTGGAGAGCGCGAAGACCTTGGGATTTCCAAGCCCTCAGGGGCGCTTCCGTTTGGCATCGGTATTGGGGCAGGAATGCCAACGCTTCTCGATGCGGCAAAGGCTATCGGTGTTTCCATCCCAAGCCAGGCTCCATCTGGTCGTGGTGCACCTGCACCAGCGCTTGGAAGCGAGTATGCCGGAATCAACCGCGCCGCTGCCCTTGCGGCGCAGGCGAAGACAAACGCGCTCACCCCGACGATCAAGCCGGCAACTGGTGGATCAGACTATCTTATCAATCTTGCAAACGCCAACGCAGCAAAAGCAAAGTTTACTGTTCCAACCAGCTCGTCTGGTAAGCCGGGAACTTTCCCTGGTCTTGATAGCGGGTCTCTGCCATATGCAACACCAGCAACTAGCACCACTAATGTAGAAACCTCTGCCCAAAAGGCAGCAAGGATTAAGTCAGAACAGAGCTCATTGATTCAGTTCCGGGCTGGTGAGAGGAACATGAAGTAATGGGACTGCTTGACAAGACGCGAAGTTCTGGGAGTGGTGCTTCGTATGGTCAGTCAAATAAGTTTAACATTCCTACCCCGGAGCCAGTAGACCCGAACGCCCTCAACATCGACCCGTCGTCCAACGGCCTCAACATCGCCCCGTCGTCCAACGGCCTGAACATTGGGCCGATCCGTCAGTCCAGAAGCCAGTCAACTCCGTGGGAAGATCGAGGTGTTCCTGAGCGCGCAACGTATAACGCATTCGCCCCGGGATCTGGACTTCCGGGGGCAAGATCAGGATACCTTTCATCCCAGACAAACGCCTATAAAACCACAGGACTTGATTTATCAGGAGCAGCTCCGGTGGCCGCTTCTGGACTTGAGACTGCCTTTAAGGCTCCAGGATACGCTGCAGAACGTCCTCTTGCTGCGGTTAACATGATTACCAGGGGCCAGGGTGAAAAGGGCGCTATTGATGTTGCGACCGATATTATTCGAGCAACTCCCTTGCTCAATGAACTGGTTGGCGGTTTCGGAAACTTCCTCAACGGAAATGCTCAAACAGCGTTCATTAACTCCTTTACAGCCTCAACTTTGCTTCAATATCGAAAAGATATTGAATCCGGAAACCTTTCTATGAAGACTACAGTTGCCAACCCGAACGGCGGGTTTCAGACACTTGGAGAGTTTATAACTAGCGTTAAGAAAAAGGGATTTACCGACCAAGACATCTCCGACCTTTTTGCCGGTAAAAAGGGTACCTTTGACTTTGGCGACAGGGAAAAGGGTTACATTATCTCAGACAACGGAATTGTTGACATGGGTCTACAGATTGCTCTTGACCCTACGCTTATTCTATCTGCCCCGATTAAGCTTCTTTGGGCTGGATTCAAAGGACTTACTGGTGGCTTTAAAGCTGCACAAATCTTTACCAGCGCTGCAAAGACGGCACCTATCCTTAACAAGGCAGCAGAATCTGCGCACGCTGTATCAAACGCGTGGCAGACTGGTTCAATGGCAGTCGGCAACAATGCCTATCGATTGACACTGCCTGGGTACCGAACGGCGATCAAAGAGTCTATTACTGGAACTAGGATTGGAACGACGGCAGAAGTCGCCGGTGGAGTTCTTAAGGGAGCTGCGAAGTCTTACGGTCGCGCTCTTACCGGCCGTGTTACGTACGCTGGATACACTCCAAGCTTGTACCAGAAATACCTTATCTCTTCTACCGCGTTCACCGCCGGACAGGCGGGTCTCGGGGCAGCAACTGAGTTAATTACAAATGGCGACGAAGATAACTTCTTTGTTGGCGGCTTGTACAGGTTTATCAACGACCTCGAGGAAGAGAAGCCACTATCTGATAAGTACCTTGCCTGGAATGTTGTTTCAGCATGGAAATACCCATACAAAGCCGTAACTTCCTCTGCTAAAGGTGCAACTGTTAAGAGGGGCCAAATTGAACTCCGTCGACTTTATCAAATTGACAAAGCACTAATTACGCGCCTATCTGACGATATGCCTAATGCAGACAAGGTAAAATACTCCGCTCGCGTTGCATACGTCAAAGATCGATTTGGCGGGGACTACGCATGGAATTCTTTTAAAGCACAAATCCTTCGGTATATTTCATACCATGGATCGAGCCTTCACGACGTCAAGGGCATTGCCCCATCTCTTGGTGACGCTTACAGGGTCACCCCCGGAAGCATGCCGGCTTATGCAATGCACGGTGAAATGCTTTCAAGGGTAATTGATGATCACCTTGTAAGGCTTATCGATGATGGGCAAATCCCCCCTGGCGCAATTGACGAAGCTTTTGATGCTTGGGTTGGAAATCTACGTGGGGTGGAAGAAATTACCGGTGGAGTCCAGGCAAAAGTTTCCGGGTCTGGCGTTATTGATAACTGGGTCAAATTCCTTCCCCAAGCAGAAAACCTCTGGGCAATAGGGGACAACTATGGCAAAGTCGTTCTTAAAAATTTTGACGGTGTCTTTGCCAAGGAACACTGGCTTGGTCTTCGGGCAGAGCTTTCCGCTGCGGCCGTTAATGGAAAGATTAGCGCATCAAAGCTTGAAGAAATTATCCAAGAAAATTCTGCGATTCTTAGCCCTGAGTCTGCCCAAAACGCCAACACGTGGAGAGAATATCTTGTCCGGGGAACCGACGAAACTTTTGAAAACCTTGACTCGATTATTCAAAAGGAAATTGCGGAAGCTCCAACCCTTAACGAACTTACCGGGCCGTGGGGCGCGCGCGAGGCTGCTGCCCCTGTCGATGACCTTGTAGTTCCTCGAGGTCCTGTCAAGGCTGACGGAAGCCCAGATTTCGACTGGTCACCAGATGCTACGGAGATCTTTGTCTCAAGGTTCCGGGATAGGATTAAGGCCAGAGTTGGTCTTGAGGGCGACCTTAGTGTCAAGCAAGCTGTCGCCGCCCGCGCAGACGAGACGGTGTCAGTATATGAAGAAAGAATTGGCAAGCACCTCACTGACCACGGATATACTGTAACAACTGCCAAGCCGGTTGTCGGCGTGTGGCAGAAGAGCGCAGAGCCGTCGATGCATATCGTCTTGCCGTTCCGTGGTCCTAAAGTACCGGTTGGACCAAGAGATCTTGCAATAGTACTAAAGGGGCCACGAGAAGCTGCAGTTATTGCACTTAAGGGAGGCACCAGGGTCCTCGACGACCAGCAGGACGCGGTTCTTCTGGTTCTGTCAAAGACGGCGCAAGAGGCTTCCGGAGCCGCCCCGAACTGGCACAGGATGAGCTTCTCGATTGGCCGGGCCATGAGCTTTGAAGAATCCCAAAAGGTCGTTGACGCAATTTCAGATTCGTATGGGGCCATCGGCTCCACGATTGACCGTGAGGCTGGAACAATCCAGATCATGGCCAAAATTGCAGACCTTAGCGGGCCACAGGCCCGAGCAAGGTCCCTTGTCCTGTCAAAGGCAATTTCAGAACTTACTGGTGGCGTAGCCCCAACAAAGAAGGTTGAAGGGGTGTATGCTGAGCTTATTGTCAACGACCTCAAGGGTGAGGGAGTTTCATATCTAGGAAAGCCGGAGGTAACAGTCAGTGGAATTGAACAATCAGCAATTGCCGGAGCAAACAGCGGAGACGCCAGGTTCTTCAGGGCCCTCGGAGATTCTGCAGAACTTCGTCCTGCCGGAATGGTGGCCGACGGAACAGGAACTGCAGGCCTCTCTGGCGCCGACGACGCAGTTTTCCGAGGAACAGCAGGTGACCTTGATCGTCCCTTCTCCCCGTCCAACTTCTCGTCGGTAACAAAAAGTCTTTCTAAGGAGACACCGGGTACGCCGGAATACCAGGCGCTTCAAGATGAAGTTCTTGATGAACTATCCAGGGTTGTAACTCCAGCCGAAAAACAGCGTGTTCTTGGGGCTCTTGGGTCTGACATTTCTAGGCTTCAGAGAACCACTGAATCCGCGCGTATTCGCGCGGCAGAGGAGATGGCCGAGCAGCAAGCTTCGCGAGTCGGAGAATTTTCTAAAGGGGTCAAGCAAGCCTTCAACACGAGCGACGAAGAGGCAAATGCGCTTGCCGAGCTGTGGGACGCGGCAATGCGATCCGAGGCTGCAGTCACCAATCGAACGGTTAAGGATGTATATGACAGCGTGCTCTACGGAGTCATGCGCGGGGGTGACGTAAACCCAGATGCTCTATTTGCCAAAGAGTCTGGAGTCCTTGCTGATAAGTTTGCCCGGGCAAAGACGCCTGAAGGTCTTGAGCGCGCCATCCAGGCAGCGACAGAATTCAGGCCAACCGACGACATGGTGGCTCTTGGGAAAAGGCTAAAGGACGAGAGGCTTTCGGGGTATCATCCGGTTGAGGTCATCCCTGGAAGCTCGCTCAACCCTGGGGCCACAGACATTGCACTCCCGGGAGGGATGGAGTTCCTTGCAAACCCTGCCCCCTACTCGTTGGCAGACGAGGTTGTCATTCGCTCGCAGGGGATTGTCCCGTCGATGCTGCCAGATCAGATGCGATTCCAGCTTTACAGCAAGCTTTGGGCCGGAAAAACCGTAGACTTCTCTGACCCAGTCGATCTTGTGAACCGGATCTCATTTGCTCTTACAAGCGCAAACAAGACAGCGTTGCCAATTAATGAAGCTCAGTACATGGTCATTAGGGCAAGGGACCTTGACGATGTTGGACAGATGGCCTCGTTCGTTCGCAAGGCGCGAGAGCGAGGTGTTGCGGACAAGGACATGGGTCGAGAGATTATGCGTCACTACCGCATGTATCTCCCAGAGTCCGAAATCTCCAAGTACCCGACCGCGCCTGGGGCAGACCCCAAGTTCCGTCAGGAAAACCTTCGCAAACTTGTTGGGCCTGATGGGTACTTCCCAAACCCCGACATTCGTATCGGCTCAACTAACCAGACGCAGGCGTACCAGCGCATTGCCATGATCTCTGAGTTTGCTGATTCTAACCCAAGTTGGTTCACTATTCGCGCAGGAGAGACTGCAGAGAATCTTGCCGACCGACTTCTGATGATCAAGGGGGTTGGGGTAAAAGTCGGAAACTTTGCTGTCGAGCTTGGGCAGCCAACCACTTTGAATCGCGGCACCATTGACTTGCAAATGTCTCTTGACCTGTTTAAGGCAGCAGAGCAAAAGGGCGACCTCGCCGCACTTGTCGAACGGCTTAATGCTGTCCCGGGAGGCAAGGCCTACGCCGACACCATGGTTAAGGCGCTCCGGGGCGAGGCAGAAACGATTAACGCACCATTCCGATCTCTTGGCGTTAGGGCGAAGATGTCTGACGATCTTGAGCGTGCATACTCGGAGATTCCGGAAAGCATCCGAACACCTCGCAAGGACATCCCCGTTTACGGAGAAAGTCCAGTGCAGGTCATGGACGAGTACCTCGGCGTTCTCCAGGCTGCAGAGACAGCGGCTATTCCGGGACTTGCAAACGTTGGTCGTGGTGCATATCAATGGTTCCGATGGGACGCCTTCCGTGGCAAGGTAGAACCACATTCGTTGCTTTACAAGAACGCAAACAAGCTCCCACGAGCAGACTTTAATGACGTCCAGAATGGCCTTGATACCCTTCGCGCGGCAGGGTTCACAAGGCCGACGGATGCTGTGCAGGCGTTTAATCCAAACCTTCTTTCCAAGTACTTCAAGAAAGATGGGGAAAAGGTCATTGGATCGACTGAGTTCCTCGAGAATGGCCGAGCACTTATCAAGGGGTTTGAGGGTTCGAGCTGGACTACTGCAACCCATGAGTTTGCCCACGTGTTCCGTGGCACCCTCCTTAAGGGTGAGGCTCTTGAGACTGCTTCCAAGTGGGCTGGGGCTAAGCTTGATGATTCTGGTCGGTACGTGTGGACGCGCGCGCAAGAGGAGAAGTTCGCCGACGCGTTTAACGTGTGGCTCAAGAAGGGTAAGGCACCGATCAAGAGCCTTGTACCAGTATTTGAAAGGTTCCGCCAGTGGCTCCTTGGGCTATATGATCGCGTTAGTGGCAGCGTCTATAAATTCTCCGACCTCAAGAAAAGTAGGCTAAGTCCAGAAATCGAGTCCACGTTTGAAAGCCTGTTCCGTCGAGGGGATGATGCAGTCATTAGCCCAAGAAACAAAGACCAGGAAAGCCTCCTTAACATCCTGTCCAGGATGGAAGACGACCTTAAGGGAAGTGCCGGGCAGAAGGACGAGGCCCTTGCAAACATTGCCAAGGATGCTGAGGCTGAAAGGCTTGTCCCAATGCCGCGATGGCATCCAAGCATGAAGGGCGTTGATCAAGACCTTCAACTACAACTCGCACCTTTTGGCGCTGATATCCTTAAAAAGGGGAAATACACCCTGTCTGAAGCGCCAAGCCTTGCGATCCCTACAGCGCCTGGTCAAGGCTATATTGCCCAAGTTACTCAGACCAGGACCGGGCTATACGATTCTTTGCTTCTTGACAATCCAATCGTTTCTGGCCCACTTCGATTTATTGACTGGCTGACAAAGCCAGTTGGCGCAGGTAAGAACTCAAATACTGCACGGCAGTTTTTGTACCGCGAGCTCCTGTCAAAGGGAGCTACGGTGGCCGAAGTCAACGGATTCCTTGCCCTCCTCAAGGAGTCCGTTGACGAGGCACTATTTATGGGACTTCCGGTCTACAAAACAATTGGTGCCGTATGGCCTTCAAAAATTAATGCAAAAGCAAAGATCGCCTTTAAGGCAGATGTTGTCAATAAGGTTGGAGAGGAAAACTTCTGGCAACTTGTCGATCGAGCACAGTCTCGATACTACCGGTACCTCGATACGCAGGCAGGTGTTCCGGGGGCAAAGGGATTTGTCACTAGAGCGCTCAAGGATGTATACGAATCGTATCAGCCAACGAGGTTTTCACAAGGTGCTCGTGCCGTAAGCCGATTCGGATATCCGTTCTTCCGCTTCATGCTTGACCCTCGATGGTGGGCAATGAATAAATTTGAGGCAGACGTGATTAATGGAAGCAAGTACGGCTTGCAGGCTACTCGCGTGCGCGGTGCAAACACTGCTCTTGAAGACGCGGCATACGCAACACATCGCCAGCGAGGCCTTCCTGTGATGGGTGCAGAAATTGATGGAATCCCAACCTCCGTTCTTGCTGGGCTCGATTCGGGCTTCTCAGACATGAGGCGTCTGACCGGTTATGGAACCAGGGCCCTTGAGGTTGCTCGTGAACGAAACGGAGCGCAACTCCTCCGAGAGTTCGGGGTAAACCCGGGCACCGGAGAGTTTGAGGCGGTTGAGCAGGCCATCAACTTCATTGGCCAGCGCGACCCGATCATTCGGCGTCTTGGAGACGTTACACCAGAGCAGATGTTTGAAAGGGCAGATGCAATCCGGAAGAGGCTGGTTTCTTTGCAAAAGCAGCAACAGGGAAAGCCTTTGGCCCAGATCCTTGACGAAGAACTATACGTATGGGACAAGAAGGGGCATCGTGCAGGCATGGAGGGAATGGCTGATGACATCTTGGCTGAGAACAGGCGAGAGATGTCCCCACTTCTGCAGCGTCTATATGAGCTAAACGAGTCTTCGTACGCTTCACACATTAGCATCTTGCGCGGAAATACTAACCGATCCAACCTCGAAAGAGTTCTTAATAGCTACTGGCTGTACTGGCCATTTAGCTATCAGATTAAGGCCACCCGATGGCTGTACAACGTCCTAACTGATGCTGCCGGGGAGGGCACGCTGAAGAATGTGGTTCGACTAGAGCGACTACGCCAGATCCACATGGACCAATTTAAAAACAACAGTGAGTACGCTGCGGTGTTCGAGAACAATCCGTCACTATGGCGTACCGCACAAATGTTGATCCCTATTACCCCGGGGGATATCGGGGTAACCCTGTCACGAGGTCCAAGGTATCTTGGTGGCGCTCTTGGGGTCTTCCCCGAGTACGCTGCCCAGGACCCGCTCACGGCAGGATTGAAGATGATGGCACTAGGACCGAACTATACGCTCGGACTATTGTCAGAAATAGGACGAGAGGGGACATTTGATGTGCTCCCCTTCGTCGGAGATTAGGAGGAACACTCATGGAGGAACAACTCGCCGTTCAGGGTGGGGTTACTAGCGACAGCGCATCTGCGCCCGCAGCCCCCTCGCCAGAAATCGAGAAGGTCCGAGAGGAGTTCGAGTCCCGGTTTAAGGGACTACAACGCGTAATTGCTGAAAAGGATGAGGTCCTCAGCAAGGCGCAAGCAGAACTGAAGGAGCTAAAGACCGCCGGCCTGTCCGAGGATGAGCGGGCACAGCTCCATCAGAAAGATTTGTCTGAACGGCTTGACAAGCTGTCTCGGGAAAATGAGCTCTTGAAGCTCAGCCGGGAATACCCGGACGAGATGCCAGTGTTTGAAAAGCTTCTTCAGGCCGATAGCACGAAGACCCAGTTGGAAACAATTCGGGAAATCCGAGCTGCTATCGCGAAGGCCCAGACTCCTGCTAAGCAGGAGGAAACTGAAGTCCCGGACGTAAATCCAATCAACCCTCCGCGCCGTGATTTCGGAGGTGTAGTCATGCCAGACGGTACGACACTCACCGAAGATATCGCCGATAGGATCTTGAAGACCTTTGGCAAGCGCTGAGGATTAGGCGGGAGGGCAACCTCCCGACGTAGGGAATAAAATGACAGATGCACAGTTCGCTTCGTCTGCACTAAGTGCAGCGATTACGTTCAAGGTCCAGAAGAAGGTCCTTGAGAACCTGCGCGCAGAGCTGGTCTTCGCTGACCAGGCTTACGCAGAGCAGGGTGATTTCATGCCAGGGTTCGACACGCTCAAGTTCGTGAGCGTTCCTGACCTTAGCTTCTCCGGAACGACGACCCCTCTTACCGAGGGTACTCGCCCAGACAAGCGAAGCATGTCAATCTCAACGGTCTCGGTAGCCACGGAACAGTACGGCGATCTTATTTCGATCACCGATATTGCCAAGGTCAAGAGCCCACTTGAGATTACTTCAATTGCTTCGGAGCGCCTCTCGCGCGTCGCGGCTCAGGCGATCGATAAGATCACCCGAGACATCGTGGCCGCCGGTGGTACCGCTTTCTACGCAACTGAATCAAACGGCGATGCCAACACGACTCGTGCTGGCCTTTCGTCAACGGCCAAGCTCAAGGCTGCGGACCTCCGCAAGCTTCGCGCGACGATGTACAAGAACAGCATCCCAACCTTCGGGGACGGATACTACCGCTTGTGGATCTCGCCTGAGCAGGGCTTCGATCTCCGCAACGACACCAATACGGGTGCGTTCATCGATGTGAACAAGTACGCCACGCCGGAGACGCTCCTCCGTGGTGAGCTTGGTCGCATGGAAGGCTTCCGCATTATGGAAGTTGTCAACACGGCAACCTTCGCCAGCACCACGACGGTTCACGCGGGCATCGCCCTCGGAAACATCAAGGGCTGGGGCGCGGGTGAGCTTCAGACGCTCAAGACGTATTACGTGGCCCCAGGCGGGGATCACCAGGATCCGCTCGGTCAGGAAGAGCTGATCGGCTTCAAGGTCAACTTCGGTTGCGCCGTGCTGTCGAACAGCTACTACTATCGAGTAGAGTCTGCAGCAACTTCGCTGTAATACTGAAAGGACTATAAAATGGTAGCACGAAGAAGCATTCGAGCTGCAGTAAGCAAGAACGAAGTTCTTGCCACTGCGGATGATCTCGATGGCACGACGGACAATACCCAGGCATATGATGTCACGGGTGTTGATCGCTTGGTCATCGTTCAGGTAAACAATGGTACTCTCGGAACGGCCGGGATCGACGTTGTCGAGTACAGCAAGGATGGTGGCGTGACCTGGTCCGCTGCTACCGATGTGCTCGCTGTCGCCTCTGACGATTCGACCGGTACGGCCCTGGCCGGTGGTGCGTTGAACGCCGCTGGCGTTGAGCCAACCGGAGCCGCTGTATTTAAGTGCGGTCCCTTCGAGGGTCCGACTGCTGTCCGAATTGGTCGCAAGACGACTGATACGACCGGCACGACTTGGGTTACCGGAGCTCCAACCGTATACGCTTTTGCGATCGGTGGAGTCCCTGGCGACCTGACGGCACTAGCGGTTTAGGCTAGTAATGGTGAACCCGGGGGCTTCGGCCCCCGGGGGATCCGATTGGAGAATATATGGCAAATGACCTTGCAACACTGAGGGAATATCTTGCGATCGCCGTTCGGGACACGAACGCCGAGACGTGGTCTACTGCTGAGCTTGACGACCTCGTTCGCTGGTCAGTTGCTCGACTGTGGCCGCGCCACAGCTATCAGTACAGCCCAACATCTAAGACGGTGACGCTTGTCGCTGACACCTACCACTACAACCTTCCGTCCAATATTAACCATATCGCTCGATGCGAATGGTACACCTCTGGTGGCGATGAATACGGGGCCCTCGACGGTGCCGCGTGGGAACTCGTTGGAGATGTTGATAACGGGACCGCCAAGCTGCACGTTGCCCCGATCGTTGTCGACCAGGGCGGCATCCTGCGCCTTTTGGCATACACGAAATACGATACGACAACGCACCTAATCCCAGACGATCTCGTTCAGCTAGTGCTCGCGTACTCTCGGGCAGAGGCCTACCGACGACTTGCCGGGGATAGGCAGCGGTTTACGGCCTGGCTGAGCAGGAACCAGACCCAGAACATCTCGATCAATGAGATGCTCCAGATGATTAACGAAGCAGAGACCGAGGCCCGTCGACTCAAGGCTGAGCGCAAGACGTGGCAGAAGCCTGTTCCGGGGCGACAGGGATGATTGGGATCTTCGACAACGATGGGAAGAGGCTGCCGATTACGATTAACGGCCTTGTCCTTAACGACCCCGACGATGATCATGACAATACTTATGAGGTCAACTCAATTGCTGTATCGACTGCCGTAGATACGCTTACCGAGGCACGGCAGTTTCGCGATGGCCTGGAGATGTACGGATCAAGGAAGTTAAACTTCCTAATCCGAATCGATGGGATGATCAGGGCCAAGACAATGGGAAGCCTTTACGATAAGATAAGCTCCATGGCAGAATATCTTGACCCCGGGACGATCACCTACCCTACTGCCACCTCGTTGGTAAACGTGCTGTTCTCAACGCCAACCGACGACTACCTCAATTACCCATCTGGGCTCATCTCTTGCAAATATCTTGCAAGGCCAAGGACGATCCCTACCCCGACCGTCAGCCAGTTCACCGGGACTGTCTCGCCGTTCACGATCGAGCTGGTTGTATCCGACCCTCGTAGGTATCTGAGCACGGCCACAACGAAGGCGGCAACTGGATCGATTGACAACAGCCTTGCGACCTACCGGTCCTGGCCTACTCTAACGCTCAACATGAGCGGGGCGGGAAGCGCAACCTACTCAATCTCCTTGACATCATCTCTTGGCACCAAGACGCTTACGCTGAACCTGTCTGCCAGGAGCAACAGTGAGGTTGTGACGGTTGACTTCGCCAACAAAAAGGTAAGCGTCGGGACAACCGAGACCCCAAGCATCTACGTGTCCGGCGAGTTCTGGGAGATGATGCCGGAAAGCGGGATGACACTTGCTGCGGCAAACACTTCCAATGTCTCATCGTTCTCCTTGTCCTGGAGCAGGGCCTTTAGCCTGTGAGCATCCCGACGTATCGGGTTCAGGTATTCAAGTTCGCTGACACTACAAGCTATGGAGTTGGCGACCTTCTCGTTGAGTTTGAGAACGCCAAGAACCTTGGATGGGGCAGATACCTCAACGACGTTTCCGAAGCCTTCTTCACAGTCAACCAGGAAGACCCAAAGATCACGTTACTTCGCGGGTACGAGGGCAAGGCGCACGTCAGGATCTACCGAAACTCCGACCTTGTTTGGGGCGGTTGGCTTATGGAGCACGACGCCAATGCTGACGACGTAATCTTTTATTGCTACGGCTACGAGTCAGGATTGTTCTGGATGCATTCAGATTGGGACCAGTCATTCACCTCCTCGCAGGTAGACGTCATTGTCACTGCGCTTTGGGACCGAGCCAAAACTGGGCTTGCCAACTCGAACCTAGGATGGGCAACAACTGGGACCATCGAGGCCCCAGTAACAGTGTCTTCAGGAGCAACTGCCTTGGTGCTGCCAAGCTACAAGCTGTACTACAAGAGAATCCTATTCTCAATGAGGGAGCTCGCTGCGTTTTCAATGAGCGATACAACCAACACTGTTGTGTTCGAGATTACCCCATCAGGGACATTCAACTTCTGGAAGAACCGTGGGGTCCAAAGGAACGACGTGGTGCTCCGGTGGGGGGACGAACACATCCAGGCGTTCTCCGATATTGCAACGCCAATTGACTATAGGAATGAGATCCTTGCTGTCGGAAGCCAGCCAAATAACGTTAGCCTAAGGACGACCCAGACATCCGGGTCTGGCGTTACGACATACGGGAGAAGGCAGGAGTCCATCTACCTGTCCTATGTAAGGGACGGAGACGAGCTGGACAGGGTGTCAAAGCTGCGCTTGGCCAGAGCGGTCAGGACAGATCCTGCCATTGCGGTCGCCATCCACCCAGGCACTCTTCAACCGCCGAACACTACCGGGTCCTCGTTTAACCTGTCCGACACGATCAAGCTTGATATCGACTACGGTATTACAAGCATCAATGCATACTACCTTGTCGTTGGGACAAGGGTAGTGCTGAAGAGGGGGACGGAAAAGGTGCAGTTACTATTGTCGCCAAAGCCGGGCTCATAATGGCAAATCAATCGATTGACGATCAGTTTAGAATGTTGAGGAGGGGCCCATGGGCCGTACTCGACAACCACAACGCCACATCCTACGAGCTGGTTGATACCGGGGCAGGGAACGTAAACCCGGTCGGGTTCGTTGAGGATGGTTCCGTGTCGGGAACATCTGTTACCGATGGCTCAATCACCGCAGCAAAGCTGGCAACCGATGCCGTGACCAACACCAAGATCCAGAATGCCGCTGTCACCAACGCAAAGATTTCCGACGTGGATGGTTCCAAGATTGCCAGTGCCTCTATTGCAGACTCCAAGATTATTGAGCTAAGTGGATCTAAGCTCACCGGGTCCGTAGCCACTACCCTCCTGTCCGGCATCAGTTCTGGGTCGGCAAGCTTTGGGACCGTGACTACGGCGACATCTGAAACTGCCACCATTACCCTAAGCGAGACCATGGCAAACGCAACCTATATGGTTGTCACCGGGGTCGTTGCGGATGTTGCTGCCACCAATGAGCTGTACGCTATTGTCGAGGCCAGGACCACTACGACGGTAGACGTCAGGGTAGTCAACCCTTCAGGCACCGATGCTACCGGCGTGTTTGTTCACGTCATCGCGGCCAACGGGATCTAACCGCCGCCCAGCCCAGGCGGGCATTGGAACAATTGTTCAAAAGGCGGCGCTTTTAACCCCTATTGTTTAGGAAGCTTTATGCTTCCCTAACTTAGGGAGTACAAAATGCTTTGGACAAACGATATGGACCGCGCCCTCCTGGCAACGGAGTCTTCCAACGAGGGGGCACCCGCCTCCAAGCTTGCCTCAATCCTTACTGAAAAGCTCGGATGGCCATTTTCTGAGGACCAGATTAGGAACAGGCTACGAAGGATCAAGGCCCAGATTGAGTCTGGTGAAAAGGCCCGGGTCGTATCTCAGGACGAGCAGAACTTTAGCCTCGATGAGGTCCCGAAGGACCGCTACGTTGGGCCAAGAGTCGCCTTCTTTGACATCGAAACCACCGGCCTCAAGGCCCACGTGGGACGCATGCTGTGGGGTTCGATTGCGGACTCGTGGGGCAACGTCAAGAACTTCTCACTCAAGGACTACCCGGGCAAGACGCTAATCGACGACAGCGTCCTCGTGGACGCGTATGCACGGGAGCTCGAGAAGTACGACGGCGAGTGGGTGTCTTGGAACGGGAAGCTGTTTGACTGTCCGTTCATGAACGCCCGCCTTCTTAAGGGAGGAAAGCCGATCCTTCGAGGGGACCGGGTCCACGTCGACCTGATGTATTACTCCAAGGGATCATCGGCAAGAGTCGGAACAAGCCGACTTGCCGGAGTTTCGGAGTTCTTCAATACCGGAAACTCTAAGACACCACTGGATTTTGACACATGGAACCTGGCTATGGCCGGGGACCTGACCGCTCTGGACAAGGTGGGCGAGCACTGTGAGGCCGACGTCCTTGTTCTCCGCGACGTTTACGAGCACCTCAAGCCACTCATCAGGAACAAGCACCGATGAGACCGACAACGTTTCAGCAGGCATTTGCACAGATCTTTGATGAAACGTTTGATCTTCTCGTTGAGCGCCAGCGAAAGTATGGCCCGGAGAATATCAGGAACCAAGGGATCTACGGCGTCGTTAATAGGTTAGCTGACGATAAGGTCGCACGGGTTCGACAGTCCCTCCAGGGGGACGTCGTGAACGGGCAGGTTGTCCTCAGTCCGATTATAGACCGGGAGGCAACAGACACCTTCGAAGATGCGCTTAAGGACATTGCCAACTATGCAATGATCGCCTTGGCGCTTCACCGTGGCGTGTGGGGCCTTCCCCTCTCTGATGAGTCAGAAGAAGAGGTTGAGATCCTTAAGGAAGAGGTGGACTGTGAGTAGTCCACAGGTCTATCTTGCAGGAGCAATGGAGCTGGTCGACTCAGACCATGCAATGGAGTGGAGGGCAGAGGCTTCTGCCAGGCTGTCCGACTTCACCAACTGCTCTGCGGTTGATCCACATCACTACGAAGTAGACGAGAGCGATAGCTCTGTTGTCAATGTCGATAAGAGCCTGATCGCCAAGTGCGATGCAGTCCTTGTCGACGGACGAGTCCCGGGGTGGGGGACTGCAATGGAAGTGTACTTCGCGTGGGAAAAGAATATTCCAATCGTGGTCTGGGGGATTTCCAGGGAGAATACCCCTAAGTGGCTACGTTACCACTCAACACTAGTGGTCGAAGACCTAAGCGCTGCAGTGATGGAGGTAGCAGCGCTCGTTTAGCCGGAGGGCTGCGTGCGCTATATCTTCATCCTCCTTCTGCTGGCAATGCCAGCTCAAGCGTATGCACTAGACAGCACAGACCAGTGGGACCAGCAGGTTGACTCCAACGGAACAATCACGCTGACCGATGGCACAATCTTAATTGAAGGCAGCAATAATGCTGGGCCTGGATACCCGTGGCAGAACACGGTCACCAGCCTGACGACTAGTTCGTCCATTGGCGAGACGGTTACCTTTGACTGGTCATATTGGACGACCGATGGTGCCTTCTACGATCGAGCACAAATGCTTCTCGATGAGAGCTGGATTGATCTCGCGATCTGGGATCAGGGCGGTTACGACCCGAAGCAACAGAGCGGCACGCAATTGGTTTACATTGCCGCAGGGGGGATCTTTGGGTTTCGCATCTTGAGCGTTGACTCGTGCTGCGGCGCGGGCTTCCTGCAAGTCACAAACACAACCTGGGTTGTGGGCCCGGCCCCAACCCCAACACCGGAGCCATCTGTTGATCCATCTCCAGAGCCGAGCCCAACGCCAGAGCCTACGCCCGAACCGACGCCAACGCCGGAACCTTCGCCGACGCCTGAGCCAACTCCGGAGCCTACGCCAGAGCCAACTCCTGATCCAACTCCTGAACCGACTCCAGAGCCTGAGCCCTCGGTAGAGCCAGAGCCAGAGCCAAGTGAAGAACCAGAGCCGACTCCCGAGCCCGAAGAGACGCCCGAGCCAGAGCCTTCAGAGGAACCTGAACCGAGTCCTGATCCTACTGACGAGCCTAGCCCTGAGCCTGAGCCTAGCGTTGAGCCTTCTCCTGAGCCAACTGACGAACTGCCAAGTGTAGAAGAAGCGGTTGAGGCAATTTCGGAAGCATTTGGAGAGGCGGCAGAACAGGTTGCCGAAGTATTCGGCGAATCATTTGAAGCGATATTAAATATTGGAGAGATCGGAAAGGACTTAGACCCCGAGGAGAAAGAGGAGGCGCAACCTATCGCGGTTGCGGTGGTCATTAGCCAAGTCGCAAGCGCTGCGGTATCTGCAGCAATGGCGAGGGCCGGTGGCACAGGAGGAGGGGGTCCAGTAGGTGGGCCATCATCTTCATCCAGCTCTTCTAGCAGAAAGGGGAACAAGTCTTGATTAAGAAAATCGTAAACGATCTCATCGGAGGAGCATGGACAATTCTCGGACTTATGTTCGCAGTAGTAGTTCTTCCCGAAGGCCAGACTCAGACAGTAATGGGAACTCTTTTCGTTTTACTGACGATCTCTTGGCTGGTCACGGGACCAATGCGTTGGAGGGAATAAATGAAATTCAAGGTGAAGAGTCAGCTCGATCACGTAGAAAAGGGCGGCATCTTAGACGATTGCGGCCCGAGTTCTGCGTCGGCTGCCTTGGCCTGGGCGGCGAAGTACCTCATCGACCCGAGTGCCGGAGACGGCATCAGGGCGAAGGCTAAAGCCACAGGCTTTGTTGAGAAGGAGGGAGTGAGCGACAACGGTTCATCGCTGGGCGACCTCATCAAGACTGTCAAGGTCCTTGGTGGAAGCGCTCGATATGCGAAGTCATGGGACGATGTCGTTCTCTCAGCGCACCGTGGAGCAGGACTCATTATTTGGGTCCAGCAGGCTGTCGGGTATCCCGATGTCGAGATCAGTGAATGGCACAAGAAGTGGCAGAAGTACTGGCAGACCAAGGGACCGAAGCACATTAAGGAAGGCTACGGCCACATGACTGCGGCAGGGTGGGCTGCTGTAGACGGGTGGCAATGGGCCTGCCCAACACGTTCTGGTAAGGGCAAGGAGAAGTTCGGCGTGAAGGTAACCGAGGATCAGCTCAAGCAGATTGCTGACTCCAAGCGCGTTGCCGGCAAGGACAATGGGGCCCCGCACAAGCATGTTGTCATTGTCGAATACAAATAGGAGAAACAATGTACTCAGATCTCAAGGCCAGCATTCGTTGGGTCATCGACAACACTGGTGTTGACGAAGCCCTCATCGAGTTCGGCCGCACGTTCATCACTGTCTCGATCTCAGTCGCCCTTGGTCTCGGCATCCCGCTTCTGGATATCAGTGGCGGTGACTTCCGAACCATCCTCTCGGCTGGTCTTGCATCTGGTCTACAGATCCTGATCAAGTTCCTCGATCCGAAGAACACGCAGTTCGGGATCAAGGAGAAGACGCCTGAGGATAAGGCTGCCGCAGATAAGCAGTTCGATATCTAAGCGGGGCTAAGCCCCAGCCCCTGGCCTTTGTGCCAGGGGCTTTTTCTTTTGGGCATTGACAGCCCGCTGGTAGGGTCGTACACTACCCACCTAGGTAGCGTTGCTGCCGAGAGAACGGAGGCCAAATGACGTTTACTGTTGCTCAGGCCCTGAACGAGTACATCAGGTCCACATCCAAGCCACGTCAACCTGACGGGATGTGGCACCCATCCGGCCTGTACGGCTGTGATCGCAAGACCATCTACGAGGTCAGGGGCACTGCCCCGACCGACGACCGGGACGACCGTAGCTACCGCATCCTTGAGGTTGGGCAGATCATGCACGACTTCATCCAGGGTGCGTTGAAGCACTCGAATACCTACGTGGCCCAGGCGTGGGACGAGGTTAAGATTAACGCTGCCGACATTAAACTTGTTGGCTCAGTCGATATGCTTGTGCAGCACCACGACAAATCGTACGAGGTGCTTGAGTTCAAGACGATCAACAGTTATGCATTCAAGTACAAGGAGCTCCCAAAGGAAGAGCACGTCGGACAGGTGCAGGCGTACCTTCATGGGCTTCGTTACTACGGCGGCATCGTCAACGAAGGAACGCCGCAAGAGCACGCCATCGAGCCACTTGGTTCGGACCTTACCAAGGCCCGAATCATCTATGTCTCGAAGGATGATATGATGATGGAGGAGTACCCGGTCGAGTGGACTGCCGAGGGCGACGCTGACCTGATCTCCCGCATCAATCGGTTGGAGTCGCACCAGTCTTCTGGCACCTTGCCAGAGCGGCTCAAGCCGGAGGTTAAGAAGGGTAAGCTGCAGCGCAACTGGCTCTGCGGATATTGCCAATTCCAGACAAAGTGCTGGGATGAAGACAAGGAGGCATGAACATGGCAGACGATCGACTCAGTAATTACATCGAGGTCAAGGACCGGGTGGCAGAGTTCTTCAAGCGATACCCAGACGGAAGCATCCAGACAGAGATTGCTTCGCTCTCGGATAAGTTGGTGGTGGTCCGCGCCTATGCGTACCGCAGCCCAGAAGATGCGCGACCTGGAGTAGACTACAGCTCGCTCGAGATCCCTGGAAAGACTGGGTTCACGAGAGGCTCAGAGCTTGAGAATGCGGCTACCTCTGCGGTGGGACGTGCGCTATCTCTTGGTCTTGGTATCGCAGCGCACCGTGGCATCGCCTCCAAGGAGGAGGTCGCAGTGAAGCAGGCGCAGGGTGAGGCGAAGGCCGCCTCTTCGACCGGCAAGCTGGCTACTGACGCCATGAAGCGCATGGTGTTTGCAGAGGCAAAGAAGCAGGGCCTTGGCGAAGAGCAGATCAAGGCGCTGTTTGCGTTGGTGGCAGGGACTCCTTCAAGCGAGGGCCTGAGCTATCAGCACGTCGACATCATCCTTGAGGAGCTGAAGACGAAGGGCACGCGGTTCCAACTCGCATCTGATACGGCCAAGGTCGGCTGATGGAGCAGTTGCCGTTTAACCAGGGGGCCGAGGCTGGCCTCCTGACCCGGCTACTCCTTGACCCGGCTCAGATACCGCTCGTCAGCGACAAGCTGACGGCAGAGGACTTCTATGTGCCAGAGTATCGCCGCGCATATAACGCGATGGTACGTTTATCGCAGGAGCGCAAGTCGGTAGACATTGCCTCCATGGGTCAGGATGGCGTCGGCCTCAACGCCCTCCTGACCCAGATGACTCAGGGCCACCGAGCACCAGCCGAAGAGTACGCAGAGATCGTGCGGCGAGACGGATTCCGTCGTCGCCTCATCGTTGCGCTCGAGAAGCTGATCGACAAGGCGCACCGGGAGGAGTCCAGGCAGGACCTTCTGACTGCCCTGTCACAGGCCACCACCTCGATCATGTCGAACGCGGAGGACGGATCACTTCTGTCCCCGCACAGTGCAGTCGAGATGTACAAGGACGTCCAGGTCGCAAGGATGTCCGGCATCAATGGGCTCTCCTACAATATCGGAGGGCTGGATAGGCTGCTTACCCCTGCTCATGGCGGGGAGATGATCGTTGTGGCCGCTCGTCCATCCGTTGGCAAGAGCGCGTTGGCCGATAACGTGGCCGACAACTGGGCTGAACAAAGTCAGCATCCGATCCTCTTTGTCTCGATCGAGATGACCGTGCCCCAGCTTTTAGACCGTGCTGTCGCACGCCTTGGCCACCTCGATGCGTCGAAGGTTATTCGTGGGCAGCTCAATGGGGACGAGCAGAAGGTTGCTATCGAGGTTCTTGCAAAGAGAGAGACTATGAGGATCTGGTACCTCGACGACCCTCACGCAACCACAGGTTCGGTGCGCGCTGCGGCTGCCAAACTACGCAGCTTGACTGGCGGCATCGGTGGCATCATCATCGACTACATGCAGATCTTGAAGGACGACGGCACGGACTCTGAGGTCCAGCGCGTCACAAGGATTAGCCGAAACGTCAAGGCCCTTGGCCGAGAGTTCGACTGCCCTGTGCTCGTGCTGTCCCAGCTCAACCGTGCGGTTGAACTTCGAGACGATCAGCACCCGAAACTGCACGACCTCCGGGAGTCCGGGGCCATCGAGCAGGACGCTGACATCGTCATCGGGTTGAAGAGGGAGCTCGGTACCAGGGAAATGGATATCGAGGTCCTCAAGAATCGGCAGGGTCCTGTCGGGTTGGTGAAGGTCGAGTTCGACTTTACCACCATGACATTCCCACCGTACAATGCAGTTAAGGAGGCAGTTTCATGAGAATCTACGTTGCGTTCGTTACATCGATCTGCGTGATCGCATCGTTCTTTAGCGGGTACGGCGTCGGCAAGTCCGAGGGCCTGATGACCCCGGTGTTCGTACAGGTCACACCATCCCCGAGCCCGGAGCCTGAGGTAAAGCCATCCAACGTGATCGTTGGGGTTGCATCATGGTACGACGCCAAGCGTAGCGGACAGAGCACTTGGTACAGCAGGGCCGGGGTGAAGTACTACGCGGCAGCAGGGCCAGCCTTGCGGGCGGTAAAGAACTTCCGATACGGAATGAACCCATACCCAATCAGGATCACCAACCTCAAGACCGGTCGCAGTGTGGTCGCCCTTGTGGTAGACTGGTGTGAGTGCCCGGCGAAGAACCGAATCGTGGATCTTGCGCCGGCTCTGTTCAAGGAGCTCGGGGTTGACCTTAGCCTCGGCCTCCAGAAGGTATCGATTGAGGTCATTGAGTAGGAGGCACTCATGGGAAAGATGAAAGACATGGCAATCGTCGCACACAACGAGGAGATGGACGTCCCTGAGTACGCTCAGGACAGCGCGCTCATGGCCGATGGATTCGAGAAGGCGTTCATCGGGTTTGGCACGCACTTCAGCCACGCTGTGGCGATCTATGACTACGACAGGTGTCTCGACATCCTGATCTCCATGTTCAGGAAAGACGCCGAGTTCGAGCAGAGAGAGATCGACCCCGAGCAGATCTACCTTGACGCGGTGGAGTACATGGAGTTCAACGTCACAGGCGGTTGGGTCGGGCCAAACACCCCGGTCTTCCTCAGGGACAGGAGGAGCCTATGAAGGATGCTGCTGCCTCCCGGAGGGGGCGCAACAATCGCAAGCGTGGCAACGCGCTTGAGCTCTGGGCATGCAAGCAGCTCGGCATCAGCCGGACTGGGATGTTTGGAAGCAAGGTTGACGGTGGAAAGCATGACGAGTGGATTGTGATCCAGGTCAAGTCTGGTCCATCCAACTTTAGCGAGAAGGTATGGGGCCTTCTCAACTCGCTCACTCCGGTGGCGGGTCAACAGCGCGGTGTCGTCTTCGTAAGTGCAGACGGACCGGGTAAGCCGAAGCGAGCGTACATTGCGCTCGATCTCGGAGAATTTGTAGATAGCGTAGGAGGAAAAGAAAATGGCGAGTAAAGGAACGTTCTTGGCAACGGTAGGAGCAGTCGGCGGCACGCCGGAGACGAAGGATACCCAGAAGGGTAAGATCGTAACCTTCCGTCTCGCAGTGCAGACAGGATATCCGGAGAGCAAGGGCGATAAGGGGCCAGACCCAATCTGGTACGACGTCGCCGTGTTCAAGGAGGCCCTGCAGCCGGTGGTCCTCGAGGCCATCTACAAGGGTTCGAAGGTCGCAGTCGAAGGCTACACCTCGGTGCGTGAGTACCAGGGCAAGGCCTACCATAACATCGTGGCCAGCCGGGTTGGCATTGTCGAGTGGCTCAAGGCTGACGGTAGCGCGGCGGTACCATTCTGATGGGGGTCAAGGTTGACCTCAGTTGGTACGAGCTTGAGCTTGCAGTCAACGTCGGAGCACGACGACAGACGGAGTCTCTCCGAAAGAATCTCCAGGATGCCCACGGATTCAATGGTGAAGATGGATGGACCAAGCATATTGAGGGGGCCTGCGGCGAGATGGTCGTGGCTAAACTCCTCGGCATGTACTGGGATGGATCGGTCAACACCTTCAAGCGGCCGGACGTCGGCATGATCCAGGTAAGGACCAGGAGCAAGAGCACGTACGACCTGATCGTCAGGCCGAACGACGAGGATGACAGCATCTTCGTGCTTGTGACTGGGGTGGCCCCATCCTTCGAGGTGGTCGGCTTCATCCGTGGTGGCGACGCGAAGCAGGAAGCATGGGCTGAATCATATGGCGACAGGCCTTCGGCATTCTTTGTCCCGCAAGAGTCGCTCATGCCAATCGAGAACCTCGTGCAGCAGCGAGAGCTTGTTGAGGCGTGAGCTCGTTTTTGGAGTCGATCTGGGGGAGGTCCGAGATGTATGGAGAGCTGCGCCTGATGCGGCAGGACGGAGACCGCAAGGTCATCACGCAGAGGTTCTACCCTTTGCGCGATGGCCTCGGGATTGTCCGTGCTGAAGCTGACTGCCTGACCTTCATGGTCGAGGGGTGGGATGTGTACTACGGCGTGGTTCCAAGGGTCCGGCAAAGGGGCACGGCAGCAGATGCTGCGCCCAGCACGAACGTGATCTGGGCAGACGTTGATGCCAAGAACTTCGCTTCGAAGACTGAGGCAGCTACGAGCCTGAACATGTTTGAGATCCCGGCCTCTGCAATCGTTGACTCTGGGCATGGGTTCCATGCGTACTGGTTTCTGAGCGAGCCGGTCGAGATGGCACAGGCCCAGTCATCGATGAAGGTCATCGCACGAGCGGTCGGTGGCGACGCAGTGTCTGACGCTTCAAGGGTGCTCCGAGTACCGGGGACCACGAACTACAAGGGCACGCCTGCTCCAGTCAGGCTGCTCAGGTTCGACGATGCTCGTAGGTACAGGCCTGGAGACTTCCCGGTCGATGAGGTCGTGGTCAAGAGGCCGAGGGCCGTGGTCACTGACGTCTCATCGTTCGTGAAGTTACCGGACTGGCTTCAGCAAATTGTCAAGGAGGGCGCGCCTAAAGGGGCACGCTCTGAGGCCGCCTTCAAGGCGTGCCTTTGGATGATCCGCTACGGATGGAGCGAGGAAGCTATCCGCGAGATCTTTGCGGCGTACCCGAATGGCATCGGGGAGAAGTACGCTGAGAGCGGGGACCGCTGGCTTGCGGTGACCCTGAGAGCAGCGAGAGAGGCGGCATAATGGCAGCCGTGAAGACACAGAAGGGATCTAGCGGTCCGAAATTACAGACAAGGTGGAAGGGCGCGATCTGCTCGCTGTGTGCGAAGGAGATCGATGGGCTCAATCAGTCGTGGAGAGTGAAGTCGATATCGTATGGACCCCGCCGGGACATCATGGTGTGGCAGCACCGAGCATGCCAGGCTGCGAAATGATTAGCAAGCTTGGAGCTGAGTACATCCAATCGGCGGTCGAGGCCGGTAGAATCAGGCAACAGGCAGCACAGGAGTTCCTACGATTAGTCGCTGCTAAGACCGATCGTTGGGTCGCGCAAAAGATGGTCGAAGCTGAATACGCTGAGCGGATCGCGACTGCCGAGGCGGTGGCCGAGGTCAAGCTGGCATACCTGAAGAATGGAGGGGACAATGCCTATCAACCCAACGAAAACTAGTTCTCCGGTTTCCTCATGGGCCCGAAGAAACCATGACCTCGTCATCTTCTTCTGTGGTCAGGTCACCGCGTTGGTCCTGTTTGCAGTGGCGATGGCGTTGACAAAATGAAATGCCCGGCATGCGGAGGGCGAGAGTATCGACGACACCGGACTCCGGTGGAGGTCAGCAACGTGATCTACCGTCGGCACGAGTGCCTAAACTGGAGGTGCGGCACAATCTTCATCAGCATGCAGCAAGCACTGAGCGAGGAGATGGTCGAGGTCCTGGCCGAGGCCTTCGAGATTGCGACGACGCAGACCTCTTCTTCCGAGGAGACGCAGAGCGACTAGGATATCTAGCTCCGGGAGGAAAGGGGCTATGGGCCTACTACAGGGACCACGGCATACACCCCCCGGAGTATCTGAGGAGGACGGTGAACCGCAAGGAGCTCACCATGGGAGACGCAGTCAACCTTCTTGAGGATGACAAATAAAAAGGCCCCAGGTCATACGACCTGGGGCCTTCGTACAGGGGAGAACGACCCTGTTGGTGAATACTAGAACGGAAAGACCTCATCCGACAAGGCCCTGACCGGGCCTGTTTTCGCTTGCTTCAACCCCTGTGCCATCGCAACAGCACACGCGACCCATCCCTCGGCCCACGCTGCCTTCTCCGGGTCATCACCATGGATGTCACCCTCGACTGAGCGGATCGTCTTGATGATCTCCTTGACGGTCTGCTCGTAGGCAATTGCGTTGGCCTCGTGCCTGCGTAGAGACTCCAGTTCAGACTTCAAAATCTTCATCGTAGCCTCCCCGCTCGGCCGGGATAAAGGGGTCGCCGCACGCAATGCGGAGGATCGAGCCATAGGCCCGGCCATCCTGCACGTCAATTGCAACGAGGCCCTCACATGCGAGACAGTCACCGACTAGGTCGGTTTCCATCTCCGGGTTGCGCGTGAGGTACGGCACGAAGTGCCCCTTGTCACGGAGCTCCTTGCTCGTGGTGCTCCACAATGCGTAAAGCTCCGACCTCAGGTCGCAGGTCCTGTTTGGGTATATCGCCGGGGGTGAATCCCCCTGCGTCCTCACTACTGGATCCTCGCGAAGCGGTCGATGGCCTTGAACGCGTCGCCATATGACGAGACGTAGCCAACGGCCGACTCACGAGTCTCCGGATTAACGACCTCATAACGCATTGGCTGCCCCATCCCGGTGTCCCGGATCTGGTAGTGGCAGCCGTGCGCTGAACCGGTGAATACCACCGGCTCAAAGTGGCAGTCGACTCCGCACGTGATGCAGATGCCGTCCTCCCAGTGTGGATTGTGCTCTATTCCCCTATCAATGCAGTTCATGTTCTCCTCCTTACTGCAAACTACTTGCCATTGCCACTAAAAGATACACCGCGTAGGCCATAAGTGCAACCATGATCTTACTCTGCATGAGGATCGACTCCTTCTACGCAGTTTGTGCAGATCAGTTCATCGCCCACCTTGACCGGAGGCACACAGTCCTCCGGGACATACGCAATGCCGCACTTGCTGCAACCATACGGCTCAAGGCTGAGAAGAAGGTCTTCAAAGTCCTTGACCCGGTGTTGCGGCACGAAGATTGATACGCCCGAAGCAAACAGATTGCTCGTGCGATCGACCGCGAAGGCCACGTCAAAGGGCAGAAGTTCTGCCTCCCACGCGTACTTGATCTTCTCGGCAATGCCGTCAATCTTGGAGCCCTCGCCCCACAGATTCACGCCTTCGGCCACCTCGTGCCACCCCTCAAGGGTGGTCACGAAGTACCCGCGCCATGCATCCGTGCGTGTGTAGGTCCGGTTGAACCGGGCCCACTGTTCACGAGGGAGCTCCTCGTAGTACTCGCCGTCAACAATCCAGTTGGAGCCGATAAGGTACCGGTCCTCCTCCTTGCCGGGCTTGTACACCGTGACCACAGAGGCAGACTCAATGTCCGACTCAAAGCAGCCCCAGCAGTATTCTGCATTGCGCAGTTCAGACCAACGGCCACCGTCGCCGGAGTCCGTGTCAAAGGTGCTCTCGCACCCGAAGCACTTGACTTCGCTCATGATTGGCCACCCTTCTTACTCTTCTTCTTGGGGTTCTCAATCTCGTACACGGCAGCCTTCACGCTACGCGACACGAGTTCATCGTGGCACGTCTCGCATAGTCCGGTGTACCAGAGTCCATCAAGGTCTGGCATGCCGCACTCCTTGCACGGATTGTCTTCTGCCTCCTCAACGACCTTCTTCTCCAACGCCTCAGCGATGGCCTTGTTGGTCTTGTCGCTTGCGCCGATCACCACGATCTCAAACCCCAGTGCCGGCACGTTCAGTTTCCTTGTGCTCATCAGAGCACCTCCTTCCCTAGTCCACTTAGAATCAAGGCCGCGAAGATAATCAACGCTAGTAGCCTCATGCGCTTTGTGTCCTGTTCATACTCCATGTGTGTTCTCCCCTGTTCTCAAGGTGTCTGCCTCATCAGCCCCGGGAGACTATCCCCGGAGGACGCCCCGAAGGGCGTTTCGGCTACCAGACTTCGCTCTTCTTGGCCTGGCTCTTCTCAGCGTAGTGAGCACGCAGCCGCGCGTCAATCCTGATCTTGATCTCTTCGCCAATCACCCACCCGGTAACGATCGCGCCGACCGTACCGAAGAGGACCAGAACCGAGAGCCCAAGGTGGCCATACACGGCGTACGCCACCGCTGCTGCCACTGTGGCGAGCAGGTATGTTGCGATAAACTCCTTCACGTTCAAACCTCCATCTCTTGCATGCGGGCCGCGTACTCCACGCTGCCCTTCGTGCCTTCCTTGACCTCGTACCGGGACGGCACGTAATTGCCCCAGTAGTCGGTGTGGCCCTCCTCGCCAAGGATGCAGATCCCTGCCTCAATGGCGTACGCGGCCGCGCGTCCCACCGATCCCTGCATGCGCCATGCCTGACCGGTGTCAATCAACTCCTGCAACGCTTCAACCGGATCAGCGGCCTCTTCGCGCAGGTACTTGAGCGTGTTCTCCGTGAACATGTTCTCTCCTGTTCTCGTGAGGGTCTGCCTCGTCAGTGCCGGGAGACTATCCCCGGCATACGCCTCGCGGCGTTTCGGCTATTGGTACACCCCGGTCCCGTTGCACCCGCACGCTCCTTCGTCGCACATTGCGCCTTCAGAGAGCAGCATGGCGCAGCCATACTTTTCTGCGCGGTGCTCCTCGTGCTCCTCGCAATACCACTTAATCTCACCGCTCTCGTTGTTGTCCGAGTAGTAAGCGGCCTCTTCGCCGCACCTACCGCACCTGTTATCCGTCATCCCTCTATCCTCCTTCAGCTATTCTCCGTCGTGGATTCTGAGCCTGATAGGATCCTGCGCGTGCTTCTTGCAAAGGGCCACCGTAAGATTCTCATCCTTCCTCTTGAACTCAAGCACAAAGAGGCCCTTCTTGCCGACCATCTCGTCGCATCCGGCATCGTCTGCGTTCAGGCCTTGGCACCTCCACGCGCTCGCGCTTAGGTCAATCACGATATCTGCCATGTTCTCCTCCTGTATCGCCTGCCTCATCAGTCCCGGGTGGCGACTCCGGGAGACGGCCCTGTCACGGCCGTTTCGGCTATCTCAATGCCTGCTCAGCCTGTGCGACCTTGATCTCAAGGCCCACCGGCCAATGGTAGCCACCCTCGTAGGCTTTTTCAAGACTCTGAATGAACTCCTGTACATAAGCGTCGTACGCCATGTCGTCGTTGGTGTGGCGCGATACGGTGAGCCCTGCCTGCAGCAGGTCAACCTCGTACGGCGCATCGCTCTCGCGAGAAGTCCGGTAGATCACGTCCACGCCATGCTCGTCGCGTAGGTTCTGGATCCGGTCCCATAGAGCCTGTCCCGGCCTGTATCTGCTCACTTTGCTACCTCCTGTATTCACCTGCCTCATCAGGCCGGGTAGGTGAGTCCCCGGCGACCGGTGCTGAAGGGTTGCCTATGCACCGGTTTCGGCTAGATGAAGTCCTGCCTGCCGATCGTGACCTCAAAGAAGCACGAACTGCAGAACTCCACGGTTTCTTTGCGTCCGTTCGCACCCTCCACGATGCACTCGTGCTGGATGCCGCCCGGTCGCTGAACGTATCCCCGGCTCATGCAGCGTTCGCAGTTTCCGGGCGAGGCCTTGCTATGGGCTGTGCTCGTGAAACTCCTGTCCTCAGGTACGCGGACGATGATCTCCGGGATCCTCTTGACTGCCTTCATGCGACCTCCTGCCCCATGTCCTCATCAGCCGGAGTGGGGGGCTCTCCACGCCGGGACCGGCACGCCCGAAGGCGCACCGGTTTCGGTTGGAGGTCTGTTCTGTATTCACCTGTTCAGGGACTCTGGCCGGCTCCCCGGTGGCCTCTTGGATCTGGGCTCTCCGGTCACCCCGGCTCCCTCGTCCTCACTGGCCCCGGTGCTCTCGCTCTGCTTGCGGCGATTCGCACCGGTTCGTCTGCGTCAAGAATGCACCCTGCGAATAGGCCACGTCAAGGTAAGAGATCTTAACAATTGCGTAACAATCATGCTCGCTGTAACACTGGAAGGATAAGGTCTCTTAACAATCCAGTGGTCGTGCTCAGCCCGGTGTGAGCGTGGCTTGGTGTGAGGATGGCTCAGGTTCATGGGCTGAATGTGAGGACCTCTCACGTGGCTGTGGCGGGCTGCCGGTGGGCGTGGGGGGTGTATCCTCAGGTCCCACGATCAGCACTGGCACTGGCCACCACCATGGGCCAAAGGCCCCTGCACCACAGCAACCACCCCCACCCGGACAGAGGTTGCCCTGCGCTGCATGCTCCCCCCCTGTATCCCTCGTGGACTGAGCACGTGGTGGGGGGGGGTATGCCCATATCCAAGGTGCCCCCGGATGGGGCAGCGAGGTTATGTGCGCGCGTCGGGGGGGTTACACCCCCCCTCACACCCGGGCCCAATAGGTGTCCAAGGCATTGTTAAGCTGCGCTAACCATTTCTTTACCACACAGATTGG